GCGCAAAAACAACAGTTACAAACTGTTACACAAAAATGCTTGACACGTCCCAATTTTATGTGATAAAATTGGCGCCGCAATAAGGGTAAACCCTTATTAGTATCTAGCAGATAATAAAAAACCCGCTTAGGCGGGTTTTTTAATCATATTATAGAATCGAATTAGAATTCGGTAGGATTATCCAAATTAATACGAATACCCGGATATGGACAAACGTATTTCACGCCCCCTATCTTATATTGCTCGCATTTTCGCCGCGCAAACCATACCACAATAAAGAATGGCAAAATCTGAATCCAATTACGAAACATATTGATCCTAGTGAATTACAATTCGGTTAATCTCACGAATCGCAATATATTGTTTGCGAATCGCCATTCTAGATTCAGCGAAAACAATCTTAGTTTCGCCGGTCATAAACACAATCTCAAAGATTTTCACAGTTTGCTCCTATTTACTAAATAACCGCTTCGTCGGTTATTTAGTAAATAGGGGTTTCCCCCTATTGATTATTCCCCCACAGTCGGGGCAGTTTCGCCAGCGCGATCCTCGCCATCTTCCAGCGGCTTGCTGTTCGCCAGCGCGGCGAAGATCTTAACCAGCGCGGTTTTATTCGCTTTCGTCAGGCTTTCGGTTTCAGCTTCCGTCAGCTTGAGTACCGCGCCGATAGCATCCGCGTGCGCGTCCTTCTTGACCGGCTTTTCGCCGGTCTTGCTGACGTAGGCTTTTGCCACGTAAACCCCTTCCTTCGAGAGCTTCGCCACGACCGAACGCGCAGTCTTTCCGAGCGCCGCAGCGATAGCCGCAACGGTATCCTTCGACGGGTTAGCGACGTATTGCGCCTTCATGGTAGCGGTTTGATCCGCAGTGTAGTTCAGAGCCTTAACAGTCTTGGCAGTAGTAGTCATTTTTCATCATCCTAGTAGGAGAAACATATTACGGGGTTTTTAGCAGACCCCGTTAACTGATAGATCATTATAGAGCTTTTCGATTCTTTGTGCAAGTCCTATTTTTTCTAGGGTCTTTGCGCCTTTCTTGTTTCGTTTGCCTGAAGTCTATTATACACTTTTCAGAAAAACTTGCAAGACATATTTTTTGTAGGGTTTTTGCGGTTTCCTTGTTTCGTTTGCCTAAAGTCTATTCTACACGAAAACACGACCCTGTGTCGCTCTGTTACAAACTGTTACACACGTGCGCTGTTACATTTGTTACACGAATTTCGCTTGACGCGGGGCAATTTTATATGATAAAATTGGCGCCCAATAAGGGTTTACCCTTATTAGTATATCGCGCATAATAAAAAACCCGCCGAAGCGGGTTATACGATAATATGGTAATACTTCTTCAAGTATCTGGCCCATGCCTTGAATTGTGATTTTTCACCATGCGCCAGCGAATATCCTCTTTCTTCTTGCCATGCGTGGATATACTCATGGGCAACGCATCCGAGATAGGTTTCCAGAGTTTCAGAATGCGTCAGCGAGATAACGATTTTGTGACTTTTCTTTCCAGTACAATCTGGTGGAAAGTATATAGCACAACATTCAAAATCATCCGTAGGATGATATACTTCAGGTGAAGTATATAGCCGAACGGGTTTCTTCAATCCGAATATCTCGCCCCAAAGGGGCGAGTATGGGTTAGATACTCGCAACATATATTATCCTGCCTTGAAGTGATTTTTAACTTGGTGAGCATTCCAACCATACGCGGTAACTTTCTCGCGCCAGCCTTTCTTTTTCAGAATATGCACCAGAGTGGGAAGCTCATACCCGATAATATCCTCAAGCGAAGTATGGGGTTCGTCAGTCATTTCTCCGCGCAGATAACCCGTTACTGCCTCAGCGGTAGTCGAAAAGGTCATATTGCCCTTTTCGGTTCGCGCATTGAACAAATGATTCTCGAGTACGAATTGACGATAGTTCTTAGTATTGCAGATGTTGCCAACAGATGCAGCCCATAAACAAAAGCGATCTGCAAACATATTCAAATCAATACCCGTATTCTTGCATTTACTAGCATCGAATGCCAGATTATATGCCGTCAGTGTAGGGTTATACTTCGCATTAATCTTTTCAAGCCAGCGATTAATCGCGTTAACCGATGCGAGCATACGTGAGCCAGAATCAAGCATTGACGTATAGATATCTGTGCGACGAATAATGCTATTCTGCGACCAAATTCCCGCATTGTTTTTGTCATAAAACAAAACATCTACACCGAAAACACCCTGAACCATAACAGCGCATTGTGCAACAATCACGCCGTTACGGTCGCATACAACCGCGCCAAAGTCCACAACTTTATCGGTGATCGTGGTTTCAGTATCGACAATCAGGAAAAACTGCTTTTTAGCCATTTTTGCTTTCTAGGTTTGTAAGAGTCTATTATATCAAAATTCTAGCCTTTCGGCTAGGTGTTTACCCTAGTGTCCTTGTTTGCTAGGAACGTAAACACCACGGATGTTAAATCGGTCGCATACTGCCTTCAAGTATGAAACATTATCTTCGTAAAAAACCGCGTCAGCATTCCGAAAGTTTTTCAGGTTGAAAAACTTTGCCAATCCTTTGATTTTCAGCGATGCGCCAGATTGACAATCACCGTCTTTCCTGCTAATAAAATAATCGGGTTTGCCAAGGATATCATTCACGAATTGCCAATCAGGGCCGTTCATAATTCTGGCAGTTGCGATAATAACATACGTGCTAGAATCGGCCAAGTCAGCGCGATATTGTTCAGCCATCGGCAAAAGTGAATCAAGCATCGCCAGCGGCTGATTCTCACGCCAGTATGCCAAGTCGATTTTGCCGTCAACAGCACGATAGCGATGAAGCGAGCATACAATAGTGCCATCCATATCATAGATTGCCAGCCGCTTAATGCTCATTTTCTGTTCCTTCGTTTCCATACCGCTATTCTAGTCGAATTTTGCCAGTTGCGCCGCTTTATTACAAACTGTTACATATGCCTTGCGCCTAGCACAAAAAAGCCCGCCGTGCGAATAGCCCTACGCGTTACAGGTTGTTACATCTTTTTTCTTGACGCGGCGTCATTTTACGTGGTAAAATGGCGCAAAATAAGGGTTTCCCTTTATTAGTATCTCACAACCTGCAACTATCACAAATTCTAATTACATCGTAATTAGTTCCACCCGGATATAGATATTTGGCCCGACGAATAGCCTCACCCCTGTTTATTGATTTAATGATAATTGATAGCGAATCGGTTTGCGGGTATTGTATATCAATTACATAGTATTTAATCATGTTTTATCCCTGCAGTAAGAACCCAGATAATCATATCGGCTAAAATACTTAGAATCCAGATAGTCAAATCGGCAAATATATAAAGAATCCCAAAGATTCCAATAGTTTGCATAATAGTATTGAAAATGCCCATTTTAAGTCCAATCCATATAAAGGATGATTGCGAAAGGCGAAAGCGCCACCAGAAAAACCAAAATGCTACAGAATTGCATTATAAAGTCCGATCAAGTTAGCAATAAGATATACCGAATTCATTAAAATCAGCGGCTTATCATTCTTGCGAATTCCGACATAAAGCCACGACGCAGAATTGATCAGAAAAAATACATAGCCGATCAAGAAAAAGTGCAAGGCCACGACAAACGCGCCGATGATCCCTGCTACAGTTCCAATCCAAGAAATTTTGTTCATAGCCGTATTATACCGCTTTTCCACGACGTTGTGCATGTAGCGTATTAACCATGCTGTGATAAGGGCTATCCGACAAGCCTACCAAACGCATTGATCTTTTCCAGTGTACACCATGCGATTCTTTCTGGCAGTAAATATCGAAAACAACCTGGTGAATCAATTCGTGCAAAATCGTGTCGGCACGAAAATACTCAGGGTATTCGTTGAAAAGCTCAGTCGAAAAATCGCACCACCTTTCTGCTGGACAATTACGACCCGCGGTAGTTTTCAGTCGATTATTAAACCGAAGTACAGGCATTGGAAAATGCACCAATTTGGGATGCAAGAATTGCAACCTATCCCAAGAATGGGTAGCCCATTTATGCAGGTGTTGTGTCGGGTTCATGCTGTGATTATACGATATTTTTAGCCCCTACGCAATAGCCCTACACATTACAGGTTGTTACAATTCTTTTGTTGACACGTCCCAATTTTATATGATAAAATTGGCGCAAAATTGCCAGTGAATTCGCTGGCAATTTCAATAGGGGTAACCCCCTATTTACAGAACGATTTCAAACTTACCCTGAATCGGCAAATCCGGGTTTGCGGCCTTAACCGCTTCCATGCTACGCTTGGCATCCGTCAGCGATTCGTGACTATAGCCGACTGACACACGCCGACGACGCCGTGAACCGGACAAGTCCGTGAATTCCATGTAAGTGAAAGCCCGCAAAATCCCAGTTTCTTCGTTCGAGTACATTTTAGCTCCTAGTTGAAATTTAAAACGCGACCATGTTTGCGAATTTTTCTGCCATCATAGCCATTTCATCAAAGCCATTGCAAGGTACTTGCAAAAACTGGCCGTCTAAAAGCTTTTGCATCGCGTGGAATTCGCCCACCTTGTAACGGAATTTCTGTTCGTCCGGCGAACAGATCGCAACGGCAAATTGTGCTATCTTAGCGCCGGGGAAAGGGAATTTGCACGCCACAATTGCGCCAGCGCCAGCGTTAAGGAAGGGATACAGCCGCATTTCGGGATTGTGGACGATCATCGCCTTACGTTCGATCTTTTGAGCCTTCGTAAGTTTAGAGTTCAAGACTTTAGACATTTTCAGTTCCTTGGTTAGTGTGAGTCTATTCTATCAGAAAAATCAGCAAATTCAATAGGGGTAAACCCCTATTGACTTTAGTAGGCGATCATATCCGCAATCTCACGCGCAGTACGTTCCACGCTATCCCAGCTAGCTTCACAGGGCATCCGAAGGCCAACACCTTCTGATAGCCGCAACATGGCATAATACTTGCCGACGCTAGGGCGAAACTTCGCTCCATCTTCTCCCATAGTAGATACTGCGAATAACACATTTTTCGGCTCGGGAAATACACGTTCTACTGCAACCGTTACGCGCTCGTCTGGAAAGCTAAAAAACCGCACATTCGGACTATTCGCAATGAAGTGATTAACCTGTGACTTTTGAGCCTTCGTAAGTTTAGAGTTCGAGACTTTAGACATTTTCAGTTCCTCGGTTAGTGTGAGTCTATTCTATCAGAAAAAGCCGAGATTTCAATAGGGGGTAAACCCCCTATTGACTTTAGTAGGCGATCATATCAGCGAGAATACGTGCATTCCGTCCCACGTTATCCCAGCCTGCTTCGCATGGCATCTGAATACCAATCCCCGATAACAGCCGCAACATGGCATAATATGCGCCGACGCTAGGACGAAACTTTGTTTCATCTTCGCCCATAATAGATACAGCGAATAGCACATTTTTCGAGCCGGGAAATATACGTTTGGCTGCAACCGTTACGCCTTCCTCCATAAAGCTGAAAATCCGCACATTCTGATTTTCAGTAAGAAAGGCCGTAACTTGTGACTTTTGGGCCTTGGTAATCTTAGAGTTCGAGACTTTAGACATTTTCAGTTCCTCAGTTAGTGTGAGTCTATTCTATCAGAAAAAGCCGAGAATTGCGCCAAGAGGAGCAAAAAAGATACCGATAGTGCGGGCTACCATCATGCCGGTGATAACGAGCGCACCCGGAATCATCAACGTGCTAATCAGCGCCACGATATTCATAATCCAGCCGACAAAGGCAACAAGCCACGCGCAAACGATAATAAGGACGGTAAGTTTCATTTCAGTTCCTCAGTTAGTGTGAGTCTATTCTATCAGAAAAATCAGCAATTACAACAGTTCGTCGAAAAAGAATTCAGCACCTACGATGCGTGACATTGCACCGTATTCGTCCGAATCGCCTTCATCGAACCACGTTGATTGATCTTCGCTATCGCCATGGTTCACGCCAAAGGCAATTTGCGCTTCGCGTACATCGGCAACGGTAAGCCGTTCGGCATTCTCGCCGATCATATCAACGGGTTGGATCAGGGTAGGTGTGTACATATCAAACCTTCCGAAAGAGTTTAGAGAGCCATGATTGTACCATAGCAGGCCGCTTAGGGGCAGGTTTCATCCATGCGCTAAAGGGCTTTGCAGTGGCAAGGGCTACATTAGCATCGCGTTCGCTTCGGTTTATCATGTAGATATTATAAAAAGAATTTGCGCTGTTGTGTGGCCTATTACAATCTGTTACATCTGCAATAAGCCCTACGCGTTACAGGTTGTTACAATTCTTTTGTTGACACGGCCCAATTTTATGTGGTAAAATTGGCGCGAATAACCCTGCTAATAGCAGGGTTATTCGTTAGGGGTTAGGCCGTTCTGGTGGAAGGGGCACAATCACCGGGGGAAGCCCGTTCATGCGATTCATAAAAGCCGCAAAGCTAAGCCTATCCTCAGTGTAGGCTAGTGCAAGATAATCAGGATGCGTCACGTTAGCGCCCCTTGCTGCCACGCTTGCTTTTGATATCGCGTTGCAGCTGTGCATGAGCTGCGCGATTAGCGGCCTGAGCCTTACGGCGATTAGCCGCGATCACGTCAGCAGCAGGATCACGTGTTGCAGAGATCACGCTCAGGCCGTGCGAAGCACGGAAGGCAGCAATGTCGGTCTTGTTCATGTTAGTTCCTAGTTAGTGAGAGTGTATTCTAGCATAGAAAATCAAATAATGCGGAAAGATTTGTAGGTCATAGGGTTATGGATCCAGATAGAGGACGTGCCTTCCATTAGCGCATTGAGATCGCGCACGCTACAATACTGCCCATTACGCAGCTTGAAGTCTTGCCCCTCATTCCATGCTTTCAGAAGGGCCGCATCTGTACCGTTAGCGCCTCTGAGGTAGCAGGTAGGTTGCAGTAGCAGTGAAGTATCATTCATTTTCAGAATTCCGTGAAAGGATAAACATCAGCAACGAAGTGGGTGAAGTTCTGTGGGAGCGCATGAACGCGAACGCAGAACCGAATGTAACGCGAGAATTGTATCTGAACGTCCATGCTCTAGTCTCCCTTGGTATGCTTCTATTATAGTGCATTGGGATAGTGTGTATAGCGTTATTACAATCTGTTACATCTGCCTTTGTTACATCTGTTACATCTTTAGCCATTGACGTGGCCCTATTTTACGTGGTAAAATAGGCGCAAATAACCATGCTATCAGCACGGTTATCTACCTGCTAGCGCCCCTCAGGCAGCCAGCTAGGGTCAAGCAGATCAGCCAGTTCCTTAGCTTCCTTCAAGCCCATACGGTCGAAGGACGGGGGGCTAAGCCATTCGTTCATCACCTCACCATCGGTGTTAGTGTTAATACGGATTGCCTTAATCAAGGCAATCTTACCCTGTGTCATAAGAATGTTCAGTACGGTAGCCTTGTACTTGGCAAGGTAGGTTACAATGTGCATTTCATTTCTCCTTTTAGTTACAGGTTTGCGCTGATAGCAGCGGCAGTGCGAAAGATATAATTTTGTAGCTTAAGTGTAACAGCACACGCAGCATCGTACTTATCCGATGCCGGCGTGAACCACATCTTATCGTTCTGAGATTCTTCTTCCATTTCAGCCCGCGCTGCAGCTTCGGCGATCATAGCCCCGGCCAGCTTCAATACGAGAGTAGAGAAGTAAGCACGTGTTGGGGGAGTGGTTAGCATTTCAGTCTTTCAGTTGGTATGTATTTATTATAGTTGATTTATGTCGTTTGCATAGCGTTATTACAATCTGTTACATCTACAATAAGCCATATAGGTTACAGGTTGTTACAATTCTTTTGTTGACACGGCCCTGCCCGGTGGGGTATAATATTAGACCCTATGGTATATGGGGGGATATCAGACTAAATGTTACAATTTACTATGTGGGCCCCACTCCACGTAAACCATTAGAAAAATATCAAAAAACATTACGGTGCCATAACGTAAACCATTAGAAAAATATCAAAAGGTGCCATAACGTAAACCATTAGAAAAATATTAAAAAACATTACGGTGCCAAAGGACAGGTTAATTTATCATAATCAATATATATTATACTTTATTATATTCTCTAATTCAAGAAAATTTTCGTAAACCCCTATAAATATATGCACTTGACGCCCACCACCCATCCTGCTATAATGATAAAATCAAAATAACTATAAAGCGAGTAATGGCTAACCTTCCAACTACCACACCTGCAGAAACTTTAGAAATAAGTCCGGAAGCCTTAGAGGTTGCCAATTATTATCTTCAGTGCCAGGACATAGCAGAGGTATCCTCTAGCTTAGATATTTCTACAGAATTAGTTACACAATTATTAGAACGTAAAGAAGTTAAAGCATACATTGATCACGTATTCTTTAATATTGGATTCAATAATAGGTTCAAGATGCGAGCAGCTATGGATGCTATTATTAAAAAGAAGTTTCAGGAATTAGAAGAATCCGAGATGGGAAGCACTAAAGATATCGCAGATCTTTTAGCTCTTAGCCATAAAATGACTATGGAAGAAATGGGTAAACAGTTAGAACTAGAAAAGGCTCGCGCAGCCGGTGCCCTTAAGTCTCAGGTTAATGTTCAGATTAACGAAGGCTTTAGTGATGGTTCTAAATATGGTAAACTAATTCAGCAATTAATTAACGGAACAGTAGATGTTTGAAAAAGCTCTTAAGTATTTAAATAATAAAAGACCAGAAAAAGCAATACCCCTATATAAAAAACTCTTAGAGAAGTTTGAGCATAAAGAGGCATGGCTCAATCTAGGTACTTGCTATAAATCAGTAGATAAATTTGAATTAGCAGTATACTGTACTGCTAAAGCATTAGATGCAAAAGTACCTTTTTATAATGGTTCTTTTGTACAACGATATCCTGTAGCTTTAAACAATATGGGATTATTAATGTATATGGCAGAAAGAGATACTGAATCAGTATCCTTATATTTAGAGGCTATTAAATTAGACCCATATAATTATAGTGTATACTGGAATCTAGCAGAAGTAACATTAAGAATGTACTGCTCTAATAAGTATGAAGACTTAAAGGCTTGTTGGGATTTATATGAGTATAGATTAAAGCGAGAAGGTGGTATTGTATTAAAGAATAAGAAAAAGGATTTAGAAACCTGGAACGGTATAGATCATGTAGCCTCAATAGTTGTTCTTACAGAACAAGGATTTGGTGATATGATTATGTTCGGAAGGTACTTATCGCAGTTAGAGAAATATGCAGATAAGATATGGATTCAAGCTTCTCCACAAATAGCGGGATTATTTAGCAAATATAGTATTTGTACTGATCCTATCGAAACAGACGCTACACATGGTATTCCTATGTGTAGCTTAGGGCGGGTTTTTTCAGATGGAATACCTTCTGGAGACTGGTTAAAGGATAAATATGTTAGAAAACTACCAAACGCAACTCTTGACATTGGGGTGGCCTGGAGTGGTAATAGTGACCATGTTAATGACCGCAACCGCAGTACTAGCCCTGGCAGATTCCTACCTCTTAGTAAGTGGGGGAATTTATATACTCTTAACCCTACCGAGCATGGTACGAAAGGTTTCAGAGTACTTTCAGCTGATACATTCGCTAGCACACTAGAAAACCTTAGTAAGTTAGATTTGGTAATTACTGTAGATACTGCATTAGCTCATTTGTGTGGAGCATGCGGTATTGAGTGCTGGGTATTAATGCCTCTCAATACTCCTGATTTTAGATGGGGAGATAGTAGTATGGGGGCTAAGAATATTTGGTATGATTCAGTACGAGTAATACGTAATCCTAATAGCTGGGAAAAAGTATTCGAAGAAGTTAATTCTCTATTAAGGAAAAGATGCGAAGTATAGTTGGTAAATATGGAGAAATCTGGTATTACGGAAAAGATAAGTTTATTGGTCGTAGTATACATAACTACGGTGAGTTTAGCCCAGATGAGTGCGATATGATTAGTTCTTTAGCTATTAAAAATAAGAAGTGCTTAGATATCGGAGCTAATTTTGGTTGTATTTCTCAACGATTAGAGTATGATGGGTTCGAGGTTATTGCCTTTGAGCCTCAGAAAGAATTATTTGATAATATTCTGCGTAAAAACTTTAGAGGAATAGCACATAATTGTGCTCTTAGTTTCGAAAATGGTACAACTATTATGCCTAGACTTAGGTATGGTGATAATAATAGTTATGGACAAGCAGCCTGTAATACTAGAAGTGACCTAGGGTACGTTAAAGTACCTATGTTTACATTAGATAGTTTTGAGATAGATAATATTGGACTTATAAAGATAGATGTTGAGGGCTTCGAGCTAAACGTGCTGAAAGGTGGCGTTGCCACAATCGAGCGTAATCGTCCCGTAATGTATATTGAAGATGATATCCCTAATAATAGGAAGGCCTTAAGAGCATATATTGTCTCTTTAGGGTACAGCATAGAAGAGCATCAGCCTACCTTATATCGCGAAAATAACTTCTTTGGATTAAAGAAGAATATCTTTGATAGGAATTATGTTAGTCATAACATAATTTGCAGACCATGTTAGAAATTAGTAGAAATGACGTTGACTGTAAGGATATAACCGAGTTTCCTATAGCTACTAGGTTTATTAAATTACCTATTAAAAACTATCTTAAGTTACTACCTGCTACCTCTCCCGATGGGAATAGTAGCAGTGTATGGGAAGAAATTAATGATCCTCAGATAGCTTTAATCAATGCAATTAATAACCCAAAGTATAGGTTCATTACAGCTGCACTTAGCAGACGCCTTGGTAAAACTTATATTAGTAATATTATTGCTCAGCTAGTAATGCTAGTACCTGGGTGTAATGTATTAATTATGTCCCCTAATTTTAGCCTTTCATCTATTAGCTTTGAGCTACAGCGTAAGTTAATTAACTGTTTCGATTTAGAAATTGAACGTGATAACTTAAAGGATAAAGTAATTGAACTGTCAAATGGGTCAAGTGTCCGTATGGGCTCTGTTACTACCGTGGATAGCAGTGTTGGTCGGAGTTATAATCTCATTGTATTTGATGAAGCGGCATTAAGTGCTGGTGGTGAAGACGCATTTAATATTAGTCTAAGACCTACTCTAGATCGTCCCGGATCAAAAGCGATTTTTATTAGTACTCCACGCGGCAAGAATAACTGGTTCAGTAAGTTCTTCCAACGTGGATTTGATGATAGGTTTCCTGACTGGTGTGCTATTAAAGCAGACTATTTAGAAAATAAACGAATGCTAGCATCAGACGTAGCAGAAGCAAAAACTACCATGTCTGCTAATGAGTTTCAGCAAGAGTATATGGCTAACTTCAATGTATACGAAGGTCAAATCTTTCAAATTGCTGAGGATTTCATCGAAGAATATATCCATGAAGAAGGTAACGAAGTATTCGGGGGATTAGACCCAGGATATAGAGACCCTACTGCATTAGTAGTAATAGCTTATATCCCTAGCACCGATCTATTTCATATCGTAGACGAATACTTAGAGAATGAAAGAACTACTCCAGAACATGCGGAAGTATTCAAAGAACTAATTGAAAAATGGAACATAGATCCCTTATTTATAGACTCAGCAGCCCCTCAATTTGCTAGTGACTTAGCTTATATACATGATATAGCTACAATCAATGCTAAGAAGGATGTACTTCCCGGCATTGCATATGTTCAGGGTCTAATTCAGCAGGGACGGCTACGAATTAGCCCGCACTGCACTAAAACCCTAGCGGCACTAGATCAATATCAATGGGACCCTAGACAAACACTAATGACCGAAAAACCTCTGCATAAAGACAGCCACTTGCCGGACGCTGTACGATATGCACTTTACACATTTACAATATGATCTATAGATTCACTCGTTTAGATAAACACAATAGAATGCTACGTATCGGCTTCGGTAAAAACAAGGGTAACTGGTTTGCTCGCATTGATCTATGGTTCTTCTGCTTTAGGGTAGTGATATGACCTCAGGTGTTTATAAATTAACCTTTAGAAATGGTGCAACCTATATAGGCAAGTCCAATAATATGGAGCGCCGTTGGGTAGAGCATGGTACTAAGATGGAGAAAGGTACTGCCGCAAAGAATATGCAGCAAGCCTTTAGACAATGTGGCCACGCTAGTACCTCAGTACTATTAGAGTGCCATGCTGACCATATAGATATTATGGAAGCATACTTTATCTGGAAATTAAGCCCTAGTTTAAACAGCGCAGGTGCGTGTTTTCTAACGATTCAAGATGCCAATACTTTAGAAGCTAATATGCATGTATTAAAGTTCTCTACAGCTGGTCATATTAGAATTATTGCAGCTGAACAAGCAGAACAATTAAATAAGCAGGTAGAGATTGATAGATTAAATACTGATCTCGAAGAATTAGACGAAGTACTAGAGAAGTATAAGCGTATACGTTCTAAGGAAGAACTAGAGACCGAGCTAGGGAAAAATTTAGCTAGAACTACTACTATTTTAAATAATCATATTCTGCAAATTAATACGCTTAATAATGAATTAGATTTAAAACACGCTGAAATTGATAGACTAAGAAATCGCAGTATATGGGACCGAATTTTTAATAACTAATATAAAAAAGCCCGCTATGATTAAATCATAGCGGGCTTTTTTACTACCTCAAATTTACGCTTGCCAAGTATTTGCCCTTGTGGTATAATTGGTCCTGATATAACTCTACGTGCAAAATAATGGCAAAGAATACCAGTAATAATCGTATACCCGTTAAATGGGTTCGTGATAAAGCTAAAGCAGCTTATGATAAAAAAGATTTCTGCTATATTTGTAATACCTGCAATGATTTAGAGTTACATCATACTCATTCTATCACGCTACTACTGGAACAGTGGTCCGAAAAGAATAACTATGATATTTCAACAGATGACGGAATTCTAGCCGTTAGAGACGAGTTTATTGAGGCGTACCGTAAGGAGATATACGATGACGTATATACACTATGTAATAGGCATCACGTAAAATTACATGGGATATACGGCAAAAAACCTGCTACGCATACTGCCCCTAAACAAGTTAGATGGATAGAGCTTCAAAAGAGTAAGCTCTTATCTGGAGAAGTAAATTTAGTTAAAGATATCGGGTTTACTGGCTTTAGTGCATTTACGTAAGGATAAATATGTCATGGTATAACCCAAATTCATGGTTCTCAGGAACTGAGAAACTAAACCCCGCGCAAGAAATTATTCACTATCAAGAAGGTAGTGTAATTAGTTCAGACGCAACAATTAGCTATAATCAAGCATTTGATAAACTAGAGTCTGTAAACAGAGGCATTAGTATGATTGTTAGTGCTTGTTCAAGTTTAGATTATGACGTAAAAGATAAAGTATCATCATCCTCAGCCCCTGGACTACGTCAAAAATCTTTAGTAACATTACTAAATAGTCGCCCTAATCCTTTCCAATCGTTGCAGGAGTTTAGAGCAAACCTATTTACAGATTTCTTACTAGAAGGTAATGCTTTTATTTACTTTGATGGTGCTTTCTTCTACCACCTTCCTGCATCAAGTATGCAAATTATTCCAGATGAGAAGACCTTTATTAAAGGTTATAGATATCGCGGAATAGTAGACTTCCAACCCGAGGAAATTACTTACTTTAAGGATTTAAGTAGCGAC